GAGCAACTGTAACTCCAAGCGATACAACATTTTTAACTAATCCTGGTACTTTATATGTAGGAGTTAGTGGTGATTTAACTGTAATTCATTTTGATGACTATGCAGGAACACCAACTGCAGTTTTATACAAATCAGTACCAATTGGATTCTTTCCAGTAGCGGTTAGGAGAGTAAATTCAACAGGAACAACAGCAACTAACATAATAGTTAATTACTAGTGAATATAATTAGCGGTAAATTTGATATGACTTGTGAGCTATTTGCTCCAATTGTCACTACTGATTCAAACAGTGGTGAGGTTACACAGTCATATTCAGGAACTGCTACTGCTACTATTTTTTGCTATGTGAACAATAGGGCAAATAATGAAGCTTTTAATGATATGCAACGCCAAAGCAATACAACCACAACAGTAGATTGTAGATTTGGTGACATTGATTCGTTAAGTGTTACAAATAGTTGGTTAATGAGAATTGAAGGTCAAATGTATCAAATAACAGGAATAGTTGATGCAGTTGAGTTTCAACGTAGAACAGTAACTAGATTAAGTGGTGTTGAAAGGATTGGATAATGCAAATAACATTACCAAATGATATTGAAAAAAGGGTTCTTGATTTATTAGATAAAACATTTGCTAATTCAGAAAAGGATTTTACTACTTTAGCAAATACTGAAGCTAATAAGATTGAAGTTGAAATGTCATCCAAAGTAGCAGTTGATAAAGGAGCTTTAAAGGCTAGTATTGGAGTAGTAAAATCTAAAAAAAGTAACTATTTTTTTTGGGTTGGCCCACAATATAGCAATAAAAGTTCAGCGTTTCAAGGTGGAAACCACGCACATTTAGTTGAATATGGAACTAAGGAGCGTTATATGAAACGTGGATTGTTAGCAGGTGGATTCACAAGGTCAAGCGGTGGAAGTCAAAAGTTTAAAGGAAAGCCTGAACACGTGCCATATGCTGGTAAGTATTTAGGCACAATGGTATCAAAACCATTTATTAGACCAACTTATGATTCAATGGGTGCTACTATCATTGAAAATTTAAAAAAAGGAACTGAAAAAATAGTAGCAGAACAAGGAAACAAACAAGGAATATGAGTACATCAAATGCAGGAAATATAGTCTATAACAAATTAGTAAATACAGTTGCTGTAACTAATTTAGTAAGCACTAGAATTAGGCCAATGCGAGCTGCGGATACTGATGTTTATCCTTACATTGTTTACGAAAGTATAAGCAAACCAAGTTTGCAAAGCAAAGAAGGTAATACTGGGTGGTATAAAATGAGGTTTCAGTTAAGTATGCTTGCAACTTCATTAAGTTCAGTACAATCAATTGCGGATGCTGTTAGAACGAGTATGGATGGTGCGAGTGGAACTATTGCAGGGTTTACAGTACAAAGGATTACATTTGAAGATGAGCGAGATATATTTAATGATAATAGCGCAGTTGATGGAGTCTATATGTTACAACAAGATTATTATATTACAATACAATTATAAAAAATATGGCAGTATCAGGAAATTATTTAGGATTATATGTTAACGGACAAAGAATAGCCTTAACAAAAAGCAATGATTTTGCTAGTAAAATGGCAATGATTGATATTACTACAAAGGATTCAAGTGGTAATAAAGAAGTTCAGCCCGGATTAAAAGAAGGATCTTGCACAATGGAAGGAATTTGTACGAGTGGTTTAACTAACTTATTACAATGGCCCGAAGCTTTTGATAATGCAATTTGGACAAAAGGCGGAACAGGTGCAGTTAGTGGAACTAAGGTTGCAAACGAGAGTAATCAAATATTAGCTCAAACTTATACATTTGGAACAGGCACGCAAATAAAACAAACATTTGCAACAGCTCCAAGTGTATTGGCTATTGGTGATTCAGTTGTTTTTTCAATATATTTAAAAGGATCAGGAACAGTTACCATTCAAGTAGGTGATTCAGTAGGTAGCACCACAAGTTCAACCATTACTTTATCAAGCACTTGGACACGTTATGAAGCAGTTTATACATTAGCTGCAACAAGTGGAATATTTGCTGCAGTAAACAAAGTAAGTGCTACAACAGTTACTTTATTTGGGCCACAAGTTGAGGAAAGCTTATTTGCAACTAGTTACAAAGGAAGTCAAGTAACTTTATTAGACTTGCAAACTATTGCAGAAGCACGCACAAAAGTAACTTTATTGTATTCAGATTATTTGGCTTTAGATTTTAAACAAAGCTATGAAGGTTTTATATCTGATTTAACAATTAAAAGTGCGAATGATGAAGCAGAAACATTTAGTTGTTCATTTATGGGAACAGGAACACAAACAATAAGTAACGTATAAAAAATTAAATAAATATAACAATGGCATCAAACGGAAATAATGCAAGATTCACAATTGCAACAAAATTAATAAACCAAGTAACAAGTGAAGACTTTGGTTTGAAATTGGCTATGATTGATATTACCTCAAAAACAAGTGCAGGTAATAAAGAAGTAATGCCAGGTTTAAAAGAACGTACTGCAAGCGCAGAAATCATATTTGAAACAAAGCCAGGTTCTCCAACTGATTGGTATTTTAAAGATGCTATAGATGCTTGGAATGCAGGTACTTTATTGGCTTTTACTTATTCATTAAGCGCAACTGCAGGTGATATTAAGTTTAGTGGAAATTTATATGTTTCAGATTGCTCAGTAAAAAGTGCAAATGATGACAAGATAACTTGTTCATTAACTTTCGCAATTACAGGCGCAGTAACAATAGGAACAGTTTAATTATGAACGCATTGAAAATGAAACACGTTAAGCAGCTTATGGAGTTGCTTAACGTGAAAAATGCAAGCGAATTGTTAAGCTACATTTCAAGTTGTTTTGAAACTAAGAAAGTATTGTTTTCTGAATTGGATGAAACTATGCAAAAGGCTGTTTTAACACAAAAAGAATATGCTAATGATGAAATAGTTGAACTTGTTGTACTACCTACTGAATCACCTACTTGAATGGTAACTGTTCCTGATCCTTTTAATGATATTGAAAAAACAACTGAATCACCAATTGCTAATACACTTGGAGCTGTTGCAAATGTTTGTTTAATTTGCGTTCCTGTTCCAAATGTATAAGTTTGCGCTAAAATTTGATTACTCTCGTTTGCTACCTTAGTTCCACTAACTGCACCTGTTCCTGCTTTAGTCCAAATTGCATTATCAAAAGCCTCTGGCCATTGTAATAAATTAGTTAATCCACTTGTACAAATTCCTTCCATTGAGCAAGATCCTTCTTTTAGTCCAGGCTGAACTTCTTTGTTACCACTTGAATCCTTTGTAGTAATGTCTATCATTGCCATTTTACTAGCAAAATCATTGCTTTTAGTTAATGCTATTCTTTGGCCATTAACATATAATCCTAAATAATTTCCTGATACTGCCATATTTTTTATAATTGTATTGTTATATAATAATCTTGTTGCAACATATAAACTCCATCCACCGCACTATTATCGTTAAATATATCACGTTCATCTTCAAATGTAATCCTTTGTACTGTAAATCCTGCAATAGTTCCACTTGCACCATCCATACTCGTTCTTACCGCATCAGCAATGGATTGAACTGAACTTAATGAAGTTGCAAGCATACTTAATTGAAACCTCATTTTATACCACCCAGTATTACCTTCTTTAGATTGTAAACTTGGCTTACTTATACTTTCGTAAATAATATAAGGATAAACATCAGTATCGGCAGCTCGCATTGGTCTAATTCTAGTGCTTACTAAATTAGTAACAGCAACTGTATTTACCAATTTATTATAGACTATATTTCCTGCGTTTGATGTACTCATATTCCTTGTTTATTTCCTTGTTCTGCTACTATTTTTTCAGTTCCTTTTTTCAAGCTTTCAATGATACTTGCACCCATTGAATCATAAGTTGGCCTTATAAATGGCTTTGATACCATTGTACCTAAATACTTCCCAGCATATGGTGCATATTCAGGCTTTCCTTTAAATTTTTGAGTTCCACCACTTACCCTAGTAAACCCACCTGCTAATAATCCACGTTTCATATAGCGTTCCTTAGTTCCATACTCAACTAAATGAGCGTGATTTCCACCTTCAAACGCTGAACTTTTATTGCTGTATTGTGGGCCAACCCAAAAAAAATAATTATTCTTTTTAGATTTTACCACTCCAATACTGGCTTTTAAAGTTCCTTTATCAACTGCTACTTTTGCGGCCATTTCAACTTCTACTTTGTTAGCTTCATTGTGTGCTAAATCAGCAAATTGTTTTTCTGAATTAGCAAATGTTTTATCTAATAATTCTAAAACCTTTTTTTCAGTGTCATTTGGTAATGTTATTTTCATTATCCAATCCTTTCAACTCCACTTAACCTCGTTACTGTTCTACGCTGAAATTCAACCGCATCAACTACACTTGTAACTTGATATGTTTGGCCTTCAATCCTCATTAACCAACTTAAAGTAACCCCTAATGCATCAATGTCACCATACCTGCAATCTACTGTTGTAGTTGTATTGCTTTGGCGCTGCATATCATTAAAAGCTTCGTTATTTGCCCTATTATTTACATAGCAAAATATAGTAGCTGTAGCAGTTCCTGAATATGACTGTGTAACCTCGCCACTGTTTGAATCAGTAGCGACAATTGGAGCAAATAGCTCACAAGTCATATCAAATTTACCGCTAATAATATTCACTAGTAATTAACTATTATGTTAGTTGCTGTTGTTCCTGTTGAATTTACTCTTCTTACTGCCACTGGAAAGAATCCAACAGGAACTGATTTGTAAAGTACCGCAGTTGGTGTACCTGCATAATCATCAAAATGAATTACAGTTAAATCACCACTAACTCCTACGTACAATGTGCCAGGATTAGTTAAAAATGTCGTATCGCTTGGAGTAACTGTTGCTCCTTGTGTTGCTATTTGCTTAATCATATCGATCTGTTGTATTTATTATTTTCTATGTCTAATAAAGCATAAACTCCAAATGGAATTTCACTTAATGTTTGTGATTGAGCTTGCTGCTTATTCTCGTACAAATGGCCAATAATTAATAGCATTGCACTCTTATAAGTTTGTGGAATTAATGCAGCACTTGTGTAACCGCAAACTACTCTAATTTTAAAAGCATTTAATGTATCTTTTATTACAGGAATAGTATCAAGTTTTACTCTACAAGGTGAATTAAGTAAATCAGTTACATACAATGTATTACTAATTGTTTGCTCAGTTCCGTTTAAATCCAAATATTTTACACTAGTAACAGATTGCACTGGAGCTTTATTGATCATTATTGTTTTATCAATAATAG